CTTGCAAGACTCAGCTATGGCTCTATCTCCACAAAGGGGTCGGGGCTGGTTGCAGTATTCGCGCGACTCAGTCACGGGCATATCCGCACCCCAGTGTCCTCAGTCAACTTCCGGATTGCCCGCTCGTTTTCGGCGATCTGCTCGAAAAGCTCCTCGCACTCGTCGTGCAGCATCCGGCGCTCCTCGAGCAGATCGTCGAGCCGGCGCGCGAACCGCAAACCGAACAGCCGCCAGTACAACCACCGCCAGAATCTGTTCATCTTCTCGCCCCATAAAAATTGATCAAGACGTCCCGCGTTTGGCGCGCCGCGTGGCGAGCCCTGACGCAGCGATGAGCGCCGGCAGTTCGGCAATCACGGCCTGCATGCGATCGAGCGCTTCGTCGCGGGCAGCCGAGGCGTCTCCGCAGTACTTGGCCACGAGATAGCGGATCGGCGTCAGATCGCCGGTCCGCTGAACATAGAGCTCAAGACTGTCGGTGTCGAACTTGCGCTGCCCGTCACCGGAGAGCTGCACAGAGAGATTGCCGGGCGCCTCATCGAGTTCGGCCGCCATCCTCTTGAGTCCCCGCCGGTAGATGCCCGCCGCGACGCACTCCTTGACGCTCCTGAAGCGCTCCGTGATGTCTGCTTCCAGGTCCAGCGTCAGCTGGAGATGTGTCTGAGAACGCCCGATATCCATTGATAACTCCTCGTATCAGTGCAGATCAGCGGTTATCAGCGGCCGGCGCGACACTGACGGCCATGACACCATGGAAAAAAGCCACGGCAGCACAGGAGAGGGAAACTGCCGTGGCAAAGGCTGCCGGCGGCAACCTGAAGAAAAGGGAACGGGGGGCTCCGTCATGCCGCGGCCTGCTCTCCAGAATCGGCCTCCGCGAACACGTCTGGCCTAACAGCACGCAAGAACTTCCGCCACGCTTTCGGGATTCCGGCCGACCGCCATTGCGACACCGCCCCGGTCGTCAGATCGCAGAGTCGTGCGACGGCAGTGGTCCCGCCTATCTTGTCGATGATCTTGCCTGCATCCATGCGGAAATATTAGCGGACTAAGCTTGACGGCGCAAGCACACGAAGGAATATTTTTCTTAGCCTACTGTCTCATGAGCACACTATTTCAGCGACTCCTGGAAATCTGCCGCGATCAGGGCATCGAACACCCGAGGAACCGTGACATTCAGGATTTGGTCGGAATCACCTCCGGGCGCGTCACGCAGATAAAACAGGAGGGGGAGGCGGCCAGCCTCAGCGAGGACAAGATGGCGCGGCTCGTGGATCTCGGTTACCGCCGCGCCTGGGTCAAGCGTGGAGTCGGCCCCAGTAGAATCAGTGCGGCCGATCTCGGCCCGGACACATGGCGACCAGTACCGCTACTCTCGTGGGTACAGGCCGGGTCGTGGTCTGCGATCGTCCATCACCTCGCGCCAGGAGACGCGGAGGAGTGGATTCCATGCCCGATCGCGCACGGCCCCCGAACCTACGTCCTGCGCGTGCGCGGCGAGTCGATGTACAACCCCCACGGGAGGCCGTCTTTCTTCGATGGCGACCTGATCTTCGTCGACCCGGACCGCGACGCAATTCAAGGATCGCTTGTCATCGTGCGGCTCGACGACGAAGACGAGGCCGTCTTCAAGCAGCTCGTCGTCGAAGGGTCGCGCCGATATCTGCGCGCCATCAATCCAGCCTGGCCGGCCCCAATCTTGCCGATTGACCGCGCCGCTACCCTTTGCGGCGTGGTGATCCTCAGAGTCGAGAAAATATAACCACGCGGCCTGCACAACGGTCGACAACGAAACCTCGCCCGCAACATTTAGCCTACTAACTTTTCGTTGACAGGTGACCAATTAGCGGCCTAAGATTGCCTCGTGTCGCAACGCACTAAAGGACCGCATATGACCACCACCCCCGCCTGGCCAATCGGTGCCAGCCTCCGCCACAAGCGGACCGGATCTGTCGGACGCCTCGTGCACGTTTTCCCATCGGCGCAGCACGAGGTCAGCGTCATCGGCTGGACCTACGTCGTGGACATCCCACACTGCAACGGGACCGTCCGGCGCACCGGACAAGAGGCGGACTTTGAGGTCGGCGCGCAATGAAGCCGGGCACAGCTGGAGCAATCCTCCTCGTGCTCTTTCTGGTCGCATCGACCATTGACTACCACGCTGCCGTTGCCAGCACCGAGATCTCCAGCGACGGCAGCCTGCTTGCATCCCGCGAGTGCGCCCGATGAGCGATAGAGACGACCTCACCCACCACCGCGAGATCGCGCCACGTCCCGGACTCGCCGACGGCAACCGCGCCGCCGACCTCGCCTACCGCGCTACCTGGCGGCTGTGGTGGCCCATCCGGCTGCTGTCCGTCATCGCTTGTGCCACAGCCAAAAGCGCGGCCGACACCCATCGCGAGGTGCTCACGCCATCCGGGAAGGACTCCTGATGGGCAGGTACATATGAAAAAAAACAAATACATCCGTGGGCGCAGACTGGAGCGTGCGTCCTATGGCACAGACATCGGCTGCGGAACGGTTGAGTGGCACCGCGCTTGCAACGCCGAGGGCAACAGGCAGTATGCGCAAGGCGGCAAATGGCCGCGGGTGATGTACAACGCGCTGAAAATCAGTGACGAGGTCCCGCGCATGACAATGTTATTCAAACTCGAGCGCGAGCACGCGATGCCATCATCGTTCAAGCTGTGCGCTCACGATCCACGCCCGGCGACACCACTCCCTGACAACCATCTGCGCTGCGCGCTCGGCGTAGAGTGCCGGCGGTGCGAATACCTTGCCGCGATAGACCGCAGCGACAGTATGACGCCCGAGGCCAAGGACGAGGCAAAAGCCTGGACCTGTGCCACGCATTTCCTGCTCGAGAGCCCACCAGACGTGTCATTCGATCTTGTCCTGTGGGACAAGAGCGACGCCGCTTTCGAATGCCGCCGCGCAATTGATTTTTGCGACAACAACGACTGAGGTCCCCAATGCCAGACGACATCGACATCGCACAGGAGCGGGAGCAGATCACAACCGCCATGTCCATCGCCCGCATAAGCAAGATCGCCAGAGCCATTGATCCAGGCGCACCCGGCGACTGCGAACTCTGTGGAGAGTGGTCAGGCCGTATCGTGACGGGAGCTTGCGCCCCGTGCAGGGAAAAATGGGGCCTCCCGTGATGAAAGCACTGACGATTTGCCAGCCCTATGCGGCGCTGATTGTGGCCGGCGAGAAGTTGGTGGAAAACCGCGAATGGCAGACCCATTATCGTGGGCAGCTGCTGATTCACGCGGGAAAGAGCAGAAAACTGGTTGGTGGCGATGAAGAGGCACAGGAGTTTGCCGCCCGCGGCAACCATCTGGTGTTCGGCGCTTTTGTCGGAGAGGCGCGGCTTGCCGACGTGCTGCACATCGATCGCATTGATCTAGGCGAGTATGACGCGAAATACCCATGGCTCCGCGAGCACATGCATGCGCACGGGACGTGGTGCTGGGTGTTGCAGGACGTGCAGCGCTACCCGCAGCCGGTGACGTGGAAAGGGGCGCAGGGCCTATGGGACTTCCCGGACGCCGCCTTATCGCGGCAGGTCAGCTCGACTGCCTGGGTATGCCTGAAACAACAACAGGAGAAAGAAAAATGATTTCTGACGTTTTGCACGAAGCGGTTTCCGAAATGGATAGATACCTTAATGACCCGGTTTTTTCCGACACCTACGAAGGGATGATGCGAAAAGAACTGCTGGCATTGCGCACGCAGATGGACTTGATGAGGCAGCGGCTCGACACCCCGCCGGATCGGACGACACAGCGCGACATCACGATCATGATTCGAAACGGTATCGTTTGTGTTAAGGCATAACGCGGAAGAAGGAGGATCCGATGGGCTTTGCAGACGACTATTTCAATTACGACATTGCCAGACACGAGATGCAGGTAATTCGCGACGACGGCGTGGACCGTCACATTCGGTTTCAGCCGCCGGGGACGATGTGCATGCATTTCGACCTGCTGACGTGGCCAGGATACCTTTGCTACACCGGCGACATGGGCACATACGTGTTTCGTCGGCAGTACGACATGTTCCAGTTCTTCCGCCGGCCGGAGAACTGCCCGCAATACCGGATGGACCTGCGGTATTGGGCCGAGAAGTTGGAAGCCTGCGACAAAGGCGACGGGTTCGAGGAGTTCAGCGCCGCCCGATTCCGAGCCAACGTGAAGGACTACTTCGACCAAGCCACCGCCGACGAGGAAGACTGGACCGAAGAGCGCAAGGCGAGCTTATGGGAAGAGATCGAAAACTATGTGCTTGGCCGGGTTGATGACGACGGCGAAGCCGGCGCGTTCTTAGCCATGCGCGACTTCGAATACGACGGCTTTCAGTTCACAGACTGGGGGCGCGACTGCAAGGAATACACGCACCACTTTTTGTGGTGTTGCCATGCGCTTGAATGGGCGATCCGTACCTATGACGCGGCCAAAGAGTCGGCCGCCGCCATTGATGCATAACGCCATAGCTCAGGGGCGCGAGCATAGCGAGCGTCCCGCTGGAGCGGAGGGTTGTGCGGCTGGTGGAGAAGACTGATGACGGTTGCCATCCTCTTCGCACGCGCCGACAGCCACTACAAGGCGCTGCCTGACGTGGACGTGTTTGACGCCGAGCGCGACGCCAGGACATACGACGGGCCGTGGCCTGTGGTGGCGCACCCGCCTTGCCGGGCTTGGGGCCGGCTTCGGGCTTTCGCAAACCCGAGGCCGGACGAGAGGAACCTCGGGCGCTTGGCGGTGGCGCTGGTGCGGGAGTTTTGCGGAGTGTTGGAACACCCGGCCGGCTCGACGCTGTGGGATGCGCAGAAGCTTCCGCGACCTGGCGAGCGCGACCAGATCGGAGGATGGACACTGGCCGCGCCGCAGAAATGGTGGGGCCACAAAGCCGAGAAGGCGACCTGGTTCTACGTCGTCGGCTGCGCACCGCGCGACATACCGACACTGCCCTACGTGATGGGCGAGGCCGACTGCGTGGTGCAAAGCCGGAAGCGCGTGGGCTGCCGCCCGCACATAACGAAGGCAGAACGGGAACTCACCCCCCCCGATCTGGCGCGATGGCTTGTTGATCTGGCTGCCCAATGCCGAGGTTAGGGGCGATCAGTACCTATGGCGGCGGCCAAAGAGTCGGCCTCCGCCATTGATGCATAACGCGAAAGTTGAGGCCGACGGCGCGGCTTCTTGCGCCGGTCGCGCCTCGAACGACGGGTTGTGCGTCAAACGGTAACTACGAAGAGAAAGGAATAAACACATGGAATGCCACAAACTGGACAACGACAAGCAAGTTTTCTTCTACGAACAGGACTTTTACGTCCTGTCGAATTTCAGTTCGTTCCGCCTGATGTGGCGTGACATCGACTTCGACACGAGCGAGCACGCCTATCACTGCGAGAAGTTCTTTCCCACGGTGGTCGGTATTGCGCATGAGATCCAGGGGGCGCGCTCGGCGCACGAGGCTTTCAAAATCGCCGAGGCCAACAGGGATTTCCGCCGCCTGGATTGGAACGACGTGAAGGTGGGCATCATGCGGGACATCTTGCGAGCCAAGGCCGAGCAGCACGAGTACGTGCGCCGCAAGCTCTTGGCGACCGGCGACCGCGAATTGGTCGAGGATTCGTGGCGCGACGACTTTTGGGGATGGGGGGCGAACCACGACGGGCAGAACATGCTCGGGCGGCTGTGGATGGAAGTACGCGCCGAACTGCGGGTTTGACGCACAAAGTGAATTAGGCATCAACTTTTGGAGAACCCATGAGGCTGGAAATTGAGATTACCGAAGACGAGATTCGCAGCGCTGTGGAGCGGAAGATTCGCGTTGCCGTGGCCGACCAATCGAACCAGTGGGGCGCGGATGAGCACATCAAGAAGCAAGTCAAGGCGCAGTGGCAAACCGCTGTAGACGCCATGATTCTGGACGCGCTGAACAACAGCCAGGCACTGCGCGACAAGATTGCGGCCGAACTTGAACGCAAGATCAGGGCGCAACTGGCGGCGGCAATGAAGGCTGCTGGTTGATGCCGAACGCCCGAGCTAAGCCGCGCCGCGAGGCGTCGGCTTGAGCGAAGTGTTAGGCCCCATTTTTCCGAAGCGAGAGGACAGACGATGAGCAGGATGCGAGGCAGCGAATTGACCCTGGCGAACCGCATTGACGCCGCCATGTACCGCATTGCAAACGGCGGCGGCCACATGCGCGTCCACGTGGAAGAGACCGACCATGACATGGTGCTGAGCGACTGCATGAAGGCGCTGGACTACCGCCGCGCTGGACTGGAGCAGCGGGCACCTAAGTGGGTGCCTTGCCGCGTGCTGCTTGAAGGCCCTGTGAGCGGCGACTACCCGATTGGGCACGCCACCATAGCCGAAGCCGGAGAGCATGTTTGCACCAGCAACAGGTATGGCGCGGTCAGCGTGCAAGCAACAAACGGCCAGATGCTGGGCCTGAAGCCTGCGGAGTTTGAGCCGCTGGAGTGGCGGAAGAACGATGGGGCCTAACGTGCAAAGTCACCGGGACGCGCAGGGTTCATTGCGCGGCTCCGGTGGACTGGCTGGTTCGACCACACGGGAGAAAACATGAAAGAGGCTGAACTGAGAAAACACGCGACATGCTCGGTGTGCGGCAACAGGATTCTTGCCGCCGGCATGCCGTTGTTCTGGACTGTGAGAATCGAGCGCCACGGCGTCAAGCTGGATGCAGTACGCCGCCAGCAAGGGCTGACGATGATGCTTGGTGGCAACGCCGCGATTGCGGCAGCGATGGGCGCAGACGAGGACATGACGATGCCAATGATGGAGCCGGTGACGGCCACGGTCTGCGATTCATGCGGCACGGAAATGTCCTGCGTGGCGGCGCTGGCTGAAGTGGGGTCGAACGCCATAGCTCAGGGGCGCGAGCATAGCGAGCGTCCCTCTGGAGCGGAGGGTTAGGCATGAAGTCCAAGCACTGCGACACCTGCCATAACAAGGTTGTTGAAGAAGCGATATTGACGGGCGGGCAATGGAAAACCTGCGTGCTGACATGCGCGCTCGGCCACAAGCCTAGATTTTTCAAACCGCGATATATCCACGATTACGAGTGGGGATGGAAACGGAAATGCTCCGACTACAAACAGGAAGGAAACTGAAATGGGCTACATCGTGATGAGTGCAAAACTTCGCAGGCAAGGCGCGAGCTACGAACGGCCTGAGTTTTTCGCACCATTGAGCTATGGGCGCGACGGAGAGCCATCGCCTGAGCAACTGCTGCGGCGTGACCGGGCGACCGTGTTTGATAACCGAGCAGCGGCAAGCGCTGCGATTCACGCCACGATCAAGGCGGCGACGGACGAGGGCGCGACGTGGCCCAGGAAATACGCGATATACCTGATCGAGACTGAGGATGCGCCGTCTAACGTGGAGTTCAGCGGGACGGGCAAGCGTAGCTTGCACGGCTCCGCTGGAACGCAGGGTTCGACGGCACTACCGCCGTCTTCGGGAGACTGACTTTTGAACTACCCAAACGCAAGAGATTGTGAGCATGGCTATCCTCGGCGGAAGTGTCCGCACTGCGAGATAAACAAGCAGGATGAGGAAATCGAACTACTGCGAAACGAGAACCGCAGGCTAAAACGGGCGCTGGCGTTTTGGATACCGCATGTGCCAGATGAAGGCACGGCCAGGGGCGACAGAATTGCGGCCGATGCATACCTCCTGTGTTGCTACGAAGGGCCGGACGAAGTGGATGCAGAAACGCTTGGTTGGATTGCATTGACGCCGAACGTGAAGTAGACGTCCTAAAAGACGCAAGGTTTTGCGTCAAGCACCGACGCACAGAGTACGGACAGAGAAACAATGACCGCTGCGACCGAACAGACGCAATTTGAATGCCTAATTGAACAGCTCGCCTCGGCGCTCAGGTTGCACCTGCCGCCGGCCATCCCGCTGTCCGTAGACCAATGGTCGTCTGCACAATGCGCGGCATACTTCAAATGCAGTCTCTGGACATTCCGCAAAGACTACGCCGCGCTCGAAGATTTTCCCAGGGCGCGCCAGCGCCGCACGAAGCGCGGCCACCTCTCACAGCCCCTCTGGCCCGCCTCGGAAGTGATCGCCTGGTGGGAGCGCGAAGAGCACGCACCACCGAAAAGACCCGGCCGTCCACGGAAAACACGCGTCACGACTACAGCAAAAACTACAGCAATCCCTCAAGATGCGCCTGAATAGGCCAGGTTCGATTCCCCCTCTCGGCACTACAGTATAGCACAATCAAGCGGTTTTTCTGTTAAGAATCATTAGGTTACTTGCCGTCCGCTGTCGACATGCTGTAGCAAAAATGAGCAAAAAAGGGCATTGCTGTGCTAGTCTCTACAGCAAAACTACAGCACAGACTACAGCATGGCGTCGATCCGGAAACGGGGGGAGTCCTACGAAGTGGCGGTCTGCGTGGTCGGCCCAGGCGGACCGCCACCGGTACGCAGGACCGCGACTTTCGATACCCGAGCTGAGGCGAAATCATGGGGCATCCGCACCGAAGCTGCAATCCTTTCCGGCAAGGCTGGGCGCGCAGCTGACAAGACGGTCGGCGATCTGCTGCGGCGCTACGCTGAGACGGTGTCCCCGAGCAAAGCTGGAGCGCGCTGGGAGCAGACGCGCATCAGGGCGCTGGCCGATGACCCACTGTCCGCGGTCAAGATCTCCGCGCTGGATGCGACCCACATCGCCGCCTGGCGCGACCGGAGACTGCGCGTCGTGCAGCGGGAGACAGTCCGCCGGGAATGGACTCTGATCTCCTGTGCGATCGTGGTGGCGATCAAGGAGTGGCGCTGGCTGTCCGTAAACCCGATGACGGATGTCAAGCGCCCTGCTCGAGGGCGGCCGCGCGATCGTCTGATCACTGACGAGGAGATCGAACGGCTGCTGTTCGCGCTCGGGTACACGAGCGACGGCTGCCCGGCGACCGTAACGGCGCGTGTCGGCGCGGCCTTCGCCTTTGCGATCGAGACCGGCATGCGCTGCGGCGAAATATGCGCGCTCGAATGGCGCGACGTACACGCGGACGACGGGATCTGCACCGTCCGCGCCGAGACGGCCGGAGCGGGCAAGACCGAGGCCGCAAGGCGAGAGGTCCCTATCAGCCCGGCGGCGCTACGCGTCCTGCGCGGCCTGCCGGTAGCTGGCGCGAGCGTGTTTGGCTTGAGCACGTCACAAGTCGACGCGCTGTTCCGCAAGGCCAAGGCCAAAGCTGCCGTTGCCGACGTGACATTCCATGACACGCGGCACCTTGCAATCACCCGCCTCGCGCGGGTCCCCGGCATGGACGTGCTTAGCCTCGCCAAAATCGTCGGGCATCGCGACTTGAGGCAGCTCCAGGTCTACTTCAACCCGTCGGCCACAGACCTTGCGCGACTGCTTGGTTGAGTCGAAAAAAAACTGATCAAGGCCGACCGCGAAGAGCGCAACGCGGAAGGGATCGCCCGCGCGCTGCGCATGGAGGATTGAGCGATGGCGACTCACGCCAACCGTGGCTGCCTTTCCGTTGACCCAGACGGAAACTGGCGGCTCTACACAAGCACGATACCGGTCCTCGCGGAGCCCCTTGGCACCGTGATGAGGGACGGTACCGACACCGGTGCGCTGGTGCGCCTTGGCAAGACTGGCGCTTACGGCCAGGTCAACGCCGGAGTGCTTCGGCGGCTTGACGGCCGCAAAGTGGCGGCGGCGCTGGGTAACGCGGGGCGGCCGCCGAGCCTGGCCGGCGGAAAGCGCGTCGAGGTCTATCTCGACGAGGGCAGTCTTGCCGCCGCCGCTTCGGCGGGCGAAGGGAATGTCAGTCTGTGAATTCGAAAAGCCCTCAAAAAATTCTCGGAAAATTGTTGACAATCTGTAGCCAAAGGCTATAATACAGTCATCGGATTTGTTGAATCCGGCCGACGCCTCCGGCAGCAGGCATGGAGAAGAAGATGGAACTGACGACCCTGATCAAACTTGGCGGAAAAGAGTGGTCCACCAGCACCATGCATCGCGTGTACTTCAACGACCTGGCCGAACTGTTCGGCCTGGAGCTGACCCACTACAAAACAGGAAGCGTATCAAGCGCGACCTTACGCGGGGAATCGATCAGCAACAACGCCGGTTATGGTCTGGCAACCACGCTGTCCTTCGGGAAACTATGGTTTGACATCAAAAAAGGGGAGTTTGGCTACAAGTTCGCAAGCTGCAAGCTCTTCTCCGGCGACCAGATTGGAGAGTACCTCGTCGCCGAAATCACGCGCCGCGCCGAGGCGATGCGCGAAACAGGCCTGTAGGCCCACAACAAAACCCGCCTGGCGGGGCTTTTACCTATGACCCACGCTACCCCGCGCCAGGTGCGCTACATCGAACACCTGACGCTCAACACCGGGCACCTTCGCCGCAGCGCCCCGGACGACATATCCCCCGTAACCCTCGCCAGGCTTGAACCTTGGTTGCGCGCAGCGATCGCCAGCGGCCAGCCGGCACCGCTGCCGGCAGATGGCCTGGAGGGCTACACGGCCGTGGTCAGCGTCGTCCACGGCGGACTGCTGTGCACCGTCACCGGCGTGGTGCCGCTGATCACGTTCGGCGTCGCCATGCGCAGCCGGCAGGGCGCACCGTTGTGGGAAGTCCTGCTTGAGCAGCCTGGCGTCCGGTCCGACCTGGATCGCCCAGCCGAGCCGTGGTGCGCGGCGTTGTTGCTGCCCGGCGCGATGCGCGACATGCCCGCGATGCATTGGCTCGGCGACTTCGAGCGCTGCCTCGCGTGGACGTGGGTGCGAATGAGCAAAAAAGTTGTTGACAATCTGTAGCCAAAGGCTATAATACAGTCATCGGGTTCATGCGAACCAGGCCGAAGCCTCCGGTAGCAGGCAGGAGCAAGAAAATGATCAAGTTGCAATTCGAAACCACGACCGCCCCTGATTTCGGCGGCTTTATGTTTTACGTCGAGTACGGGCGTCTCTTCGACGCCTACGACTACGCCGAGGCCTACAGCCTCAACCGCGCCGACCGCGCCGACCTCGACGCGCAAGACGTCCATGCCGTGCAGGACGCGGCGGGTCAGCTGAACGCGGGCGAATGGCTCGAGGTCTCTCACGAGACAGACCCGGCACGTGTTTACAAACTGTTCTGGATCGCCCCAGACGGAATTGGCGAGATCCCGATGGGAGAGTACCCGTCGAGGGAAGAGGCGGGCGCATATGTCCCAGAGGGCGAAGCCGAGCTGCTGTCGGCATGCGCCGACGACGAGCAGCGGGAAAATATCATCCGCGGCAGATGGGCTGTCGTTGACGACGACGAGTGTTGGTATGTGCAAGATATAGAGAATGAGGAGGGATAAGGAATGGAACGCTACTACATGACCAGCCACAACCCAAACGAAATATCTTTCTGGTGGCCATGCACGGCCACGACCCTGAGCGCAGCGAAAGCCGAAGCGCGCAGAGAGTACGGCGGCGGCTTCCGCGCCGCCGAGCTGCAGATCGCCACCGGCGACGGCGTCACGGAGCAGCGGCGAGTCATCGCCACCCGCCGCAACGTTCCCGGCGCCCGTTGGCAAGACCGGTGACCGCGGAAGAACTGAAGGCCGCACGCCGAGCGGCCGGCATCACGTGCAGGAAGGCCGCAGAGATGCTCCGCGTCACTCTCAGCACTTACCAGCGCTGGGAGGGCGCATCACGCACGACAGAGATTCCATACGCAGCCGAGCAACTGCTGCTGCTGCTCACCGAGCAGCACCCGGACCTGCTGTTGGTCCCCCGCGCTACCAGCGCAGGTGATCCCTGAGCCACGCGAGCAGCGCCCAACCCGCCCCAAGCAAAGTGATGCCGAACGTGACAGCGCCGACAACCAAGGGCAGCATGATTTTGCTGCCCTTGTAGAGCGTCACCAGTTCCGCTACCGCGGGAGCAATCGGCGCGTCCTGCGCGATATGGTCCCTCACCTCACCGTGCAGGGACGTCAGCGTCTCGCCGAGTTTCTCGAGCGTCGCGCCGAGTTTGTTTTCCAGCCGGTCGATGCGCTCGTGCAGGGTGTCCACGTCGGAGCTCCACGGGGGGTTACGCCGCTCAATCCCCGCCCACTTTTCTTCGTCGCTCACTTGTGCCCCCCTTAGACGTCTGCGGTGACGCGTACGACGTTGGTACCGTCGGCGTAGAGCAGCGCGCGCTTGCCCTGGCCGACGACGATGCCGCTGCCGCCGGCCGTCTTGACCGTCGTCGTAAACGCGCCGCCATTGTTGCAGTAGACGATCCCCTGCCAGTCCGCCGGGACGATGACGTTGCGGTTGCCGGTCAGGGTGCCGCTGATCGTCAGATAGCCGGCGCGCGCCTCGGCCGCCGAGAGGGTGACGTCGGCAGTGGTGACGGTGATCGCCGCCCGGCTCGTCACGTGATCCGGCTGCACCCATGCGCGCCAGTCGGTGTAACTGGTCACCGTCGCCGCCCCGGTGACCACCTGGTAGAGCGGGATGCGCCCGGCGGTGAAACTACCGGCGTTTGAACTGACAACGCCGGCTCGCGTCGCCTCGATGTAGTGGGTCGCGCTCGCCGACAGGTTGATCGTGCCGTTGGCGACCGCAGTCAGTACGCCGTCAACGACCATCGCGCCCCCGTAGTAACCCCACGTCAGCCCGGCGCTGCTGCTCGCGCGGCGACCGAACAGCAGCGCCGGGCTCGCCGCGTCGAAAAGCGCGTTGGCGGTGACCTCCTTGCCGGCCTGGGACTGCGAAAGGAGATCGAGGAGGGTGGCGGATGATGACATGGGATTACCTCGTGATGGCGGTTTTCAGGGCGCGGCCGCGGCCGACGGTGGCCGATACCTGGCAGACGCCGACGTAGAGCGTCGCCTGGTTGCTGCCAAAATCGAGCACCTGGTCGGCACTGGAATAGGTAACGCTGGCCGTCACTGCGGTCAGCGTGCGCTTGATGGTGGCATAGGTGCCATCGGCATGGATGTCAATGGCGTAGGATTCGGTGGCCTCGCCGAGGTCGGCGTCGACAGCGTCTCGCCATTCGCCGCCAGACCGCGTGCGCCGCGTCCAGTTCAGTGTCCAGTCGTTGCTCGCCGGATCGCGCGCGCCGTTGAGCAGCACCGGAGACAGCGGGCGCAGATTGACCGCGGCATAGGTCGCCGTCCGGTCGACGTCGGTGCCGATATCGGCGTCGACCGTTATTCCGCGATAGAGGTAGGGGACGCCAATCGCCGCCGACGAGAGCGCGATCACAGCCAGGTCAGCGGCGTCGATCTGGATCACCATGTCGCCGCCGACGTGCGTCGTCATCTCGTCCTCGCTGCCGAAGCGCCCGCGCAGCAAATTGGACAGCGTGTAGGTCTTGCCCGAGACGAGTGTGCAAGTGCGCGCGGCGATGATCTCCCAGCGGCCAGGCGCGCCGTAGGCGAAATGGTTCTCGCCGGCGAGCAGCGACGCCTCGCTGACGCTGTACAGATCGCCCGACGACAGCGTCACGGTGAGCACGCCTGCGGCGTCGATGACGCGCGCATCGGCCGCGCCAAGCGTGTTGCTCGCCGAGCCAACCGCGGCGCCGGGGCGCGCGAACTCGGCCACCTGATACCAGTTACCGCCACTGTCGGTCGACTGCATGATCACCCCGCCAGGCCAGCCGATGGTCGTGCCATAGGCCACCGCGAGCAGCGCAGCGCCGTCCTGAGCGCTCGACAGGCGCGGCACGTCAAGCAGTACGTAGTACGTCTTCCCGGCCGAACCGATCGCCGTCGCGCCGGTCACCGCCGATCCGACGCCGGCGGCAGTCGAGGTGTAGACGGCGCCGCGCGCCGGTTTGCCGCGGCATTCGAGGCGGCCGTCGGCCGTATAGCTGATCGCGGTCAGGCGCACGTCGACCGCCCCCTCCGGCGTCGGCAGCGTGACGACGTCGCCACATTCGAGTTGCAGATAGGTCGGCGGCAGACGAAAGACGATTTCGTTGCGCTCCATCCAGTACAAATAGAGCAGGACCTCCGCCTTCTGCGCGGCCTCGTCGGAGGTCATGACGAGAGGCAGGTCGACGAGCGTCAAATTGTGAGCCGCGGTGTTGAGGCGCTCTGCATATTGCTCGCCAGTGTCATATTCGCGGTCGCGGTCGATGAAGCGAAGCGTCACCCGACGCGGCAGTTGGCTGTCCATTTCGCGGGCGACGCCGATCTGCACGCCTGGCTTGTCGCCGTCAGTGCGAGCATCGAGGTCGGCGGCGGCGATCGTCGTTACCGCAGATCCGCCGCGAGGAACAAACTCCAATTTGTAGCCGTGCTGACGGACGTCGAAAGGCCACGCGGCTTGCAGCGGCTCGAGCACGCTGCGCAGACTGCCGATACTGCCGACGCGATAGCCGTGCACGAGCGAGGTCAGCGCGCTGACGTCGATATCTCCTGCCGTGAGCAGCCCTGAAGACAAGCACTCGGCGCTGATGATCAGCCCAAGAGAGACATCGATCGCTGACGCAAAAGTTTTTGCGATCCGATATCCGACCGCTCCCCCGTACGGCAAGCAGGCGATCAGCGTATTACCATAGCCGGCAAACTGCAGAACAACCGAAGAGGGGCCATCCCACGCCGTCCAGCCGGACACTCCATCAATCGAATAATATCCAGACGGGACCGTCGGCGACGCGGAACGCTGGCCGCCCAGTATCCAGGCATGGTCACCATCCGAAAGGATGGATAAATGCCGCTCCGGCGCCGCGCTGATTGCCCATGCCGCTCCGTCGTCTGACCACAATACGGACGTGCCAATATCGGTATCAAGCAGAAAAATAAGGCGACCTTTATGCACACACCCAGTATCTGCGTTAGCCCAATATTCAGTGCCGCGGTCGCGCACCAGCGTCCAGCTTCCTGACAGCCCCGTCGTCGACTTATAAACCCCACGGTTTGCCCCATAATTCTTGAGCAAATACCATGCCGCGGAACCGGCATGCCAGAGCAAGGCATGACGAATCGACCCATTGCCAAGAGTATTGGCCTGCTCGACCCAGTATTGTCCGCCGTCCGTCGAGGTGTACCATGCCGCGTAATAAAGTCCGTTCTCGGCCACGGCAAGCCATGTGCCATTGCCATAACCTATATGCGTAATCGCTGATGAGGGCCCCCCTGGCAACGGAATCGCTGTCCAACTCACTCCGCCATCGGTCGAGCGGAAAATTCCAGCAGAAGCCGGGCCGTAGGCAAGTAGCGTTCCGGCGCCGTCTGTCGCAACTCCTTGGTAGTTGGTTGGCCCAGATCCCACTACCGTATGCTCGCTCCACGCCAGCCCGTCAGTCGAGATCACGGCCGTATGTGCGTCGCGCTTCATCGCACAGAAGACGGACCCGCTCCACACCGGCGCCGTGTAGACGGCGTTGCTCACTGTCGACGTCGCATATGGGTAGTCCACCGTGCTCCCATTTTGCAACAGCTCGACTTTGACCTGTGCGCCGGCGAGGCTGTTGCCATATTTGGCAAGCGGGAGATCGTAGAAGACGAGGTAGACCAGGCCGGGCCATGATGATGTATTGCCGACTCCTTTGTCGGCCTGGATCCTCGGATCCGGCGACTGGCTGTCGGCGCCGAGATAGAGCGCCATGTCGGACAGATTCTGGTTACTGGCGATGATTGTTTCCGAGTCGAGGGCGCCGGCGTCATACCACAAATCGGCGCCGATCCAGATGCGACGCACTCCAATGATCGGCCCCTGACACAAGCCGACGGCGAAGGTGGCTGAATAACTGTAGGTGCGCGTGGTCGTCTTTTTCGAGCCGCCCTTGCCGCCGGACTTGCTCTTGCTTCTGGTCACCGTCTCCTTGATCGCGTTGCCTTCGAGCCAGATCACATTGCCGGTGACGGTGACCGCGCCGTAGACACGCGGGATGACGGCGCCGTAGGTGCTCGACTGCACAGAGAGGTCGGACAGGCGCGGCCCGTGTACGTCCGGGATTCTTGGCGGGTCGAGGTATCCGCCGAGCGCCAGCCCGATCTGCGCGCCATAGAGCGCGCCGGTCGGTCCGCCGCCGATGAAAAACCCGGCGACTGCCCCAACGACGCCTCCCGCGACCTGGCCCGCCGTGCTCACGACGCCAGCCCGCGAAAGCGGTACACGGCGACGATACGCGCCGACCAAAATGACGACAAACGATGCTCACAGCATTTGCCGGCCAGCTCGTAGGCGTGGATGATCGTGCCGTGGCCAAGAATTGCGACGTGCTGCGGGTCGCGCGCGAAGCGCAGCAACAGCACGTCGGCAGGGCGCCGCTCCGAGTGATCGTGGACCCGGCACAGCGTTGGCTGGCTCGCCAGGGCGCGCTCGAGTGTGCGCTCGGTCGGCGTACGCCCATAGCCCTCGACGTCGGCGATGTCCAGTCCGAGGCGGCGACAAACGTGAACGACGACGCCGGCGCAATCGAGGCCAATGCCGACGATCCGCCCCTGATGGCGGAACGGCGTCTCCAGGCACTCGCGCGCGGCGGCGAGGATATCGTCGACCGTCATCCGCCGCCGGTCCCGAATTTGCCGTAGGTCGACGATGTCGGCACCCACGGAAAGCCGCCAAAGCGCAGGACATTGCCATAGGCGCTGCACGCAGCCAAGGTCTTGGCGCAACCCCGCGTCATCTGGTACGCGTCTCCGATCGCCGGCAGATAGTACATCGGCTCCCATAGTGTGATCGTGCCATCGGCGGCATAAGCCTTGACCTCGATCGGCTTGAGCCCGGCGTTGGCGCCGGATGTGAAACGCAGCGTGCCACGCGTGTACGTATCCGTGGTGTCGCCGCGTCCGGAATCCCGAAAAACGTTGGCGCTGCTGACCGCGGTCAGCGTGCCGGTCACGGTGTACGACGCCAGGTTGACGTAGCAGCCGCCGAATTCCGTACCGCCGAAGGTTTTCGGGCACGCGGCGCCGTAGGTCGCGCCGACCGTCTGCCCGAGCGCATCGACGAGCGACAGCCCCCCGACGCGGGCGCGGTCGTCGAGCAGTTCGGTGCGACCGAACAACCCGGCAACCACCGGTTCCTGGTCCTCGACCGGGTTGGCCCACGAGGTGGCGAAGACGTAGACGCGGGCGCCGTCGAGGAGGCCGCTGGCCACCGCCGCGCGCGTCAGCCCGCCGGCGGCGGTGATCGCCTCGAGGTCGATCGCCGCCGGTGAAAAATCGGCGGTAGCGCCCTGCCCGGAAAATTCGTAGCCGGCCGCCGAGGCATAGGTATACGCCCCGATCACCAGGTCGCGCGCATGATCGGTAATGCGGATCGGCGAGCCGGTGACCGGGACAATGCGCAGGCACAGCACGCGCGTCTCGCGCGCGGCGACGGCGGCTTTCATGGGGTCAGCAGTTCTTCGAGCTCGATCGATTCGATCATGCGTACCGCCGGATAGGCCATGTCGATGTCGAGCGGTTTGGCGAAAGCGACCGGGATGTCGAATTCGCAGCCGGCGGTCATCACGTCGGACGGGTGACTCGGCGCCGGCGAGATCGTGACGCGGCCGGTGGTGGTATCGACGCTGACTCCAGAAGAAACCGTGACGCCGTTTTTGGCCACCAGCAACGTACCGGTCACTGGCTTGTAGATCGTGCGCACTGGCCGTCCGAGCGAGAGCACCGGCGAGCTGAATCCATAGACCTTTTGCAGCTGATAGACCCCGGACGAGACGTAGGCCAGCGGCTGGTCGGTCGCCGCCGGCGCGCTGCGCCCGTCGGATGCGGTGCTGAAGTCGTCGAGCGCCTTGACGCGAAAACCGGCGTACTGCCCGCGCACGCTGTGCCACAGGTTGAGGATGTCGGCATGGAGGCTTGACAAGGGCTCGCGCGCAGACAGGTGGAAGCGCCGCCGCGGATAACCATGCAGCAGCCGCGCGTAGCGGCCGCCGGCCGCGGTGCGGACGATCTCGACGTCATAGTCGTCGCCATACGACGAGCCGTAGGTGATCGGGGCAGCGAGGCGCACCTCGAGAAAGGCGCCCATCAGGCATACCTCCGCGCGGCCGTCATCGCGCCGAGCACCTGGCGTGCGACTTCGCCGCCGGCGCGGCGCAGATCGGACGCTCCCCCCCCAGCCGCCAGGTTGATGGTCACGCTGACCGACTGGCTGGCCAGCGCGCCGGGCCGGTTGTCGGCCGCCGGGACGATGCGCTCCCCTTTGTGGATCTGTGCCAGCATGTCGCGCGGGACGTAGTCAATACCAGAAGCATACGAGCCGCCGATCGCCCCCTTGAGCAACGACAGGCCCTCGCCGACCCAACCGCCGATCCCGGCGCCTGAGCCGAGGTCGCCGAACAGGCGCTTGGCGAGGTCGGCGGCGACGGCGTTGGCGATCATGCGCCGGATCGCGGCGCCGAAATTTTCAGCCAGTTTGTCGACTCCGTCCTTGAAGGGGTCGAAGAGGAAATCGGCGAAGGCGTCCTGGATGTTGCGCGCGGCCTCGACCGCGAACTGGTCGATGTCGCTTAGTTTCTGCTGCACGGTGTCGGCAGTCAGGTGGAGACGCGCGGCGACCGCCTCGAGGTACGTCTCCTCGGACACAGTCCCGCGCTCGAGTGCGTCGACCAGGATCAGCATGTCGTCACGCACTTTCTCAAGCTGCGCCGACGGCGTCGCCACGAGCAGGTCGTTGAGCTGCGCCACCTCGGCGGCGGCGTTTTTCGCGGCCCCGGTGAGGTCGTCGCGCACGGCCTGGACGATGGCCGGATCGAGACCGGCGGCGGCGATCTGATCCAGTTTGGCCAGCGTGTCGACCAGTTCCTGGGCTTTGACAATGTCCGCACTTTCGATCGCGCGCGCCACGCGCTCGGCGAGGATGGCGTCGTAGTCGCTGACACTGCCGGGACCGCCACCGGATCCGGCCGCTCCGCGGCCCCCTTTCTTGCCGGCGGGCTCGCGCGGATCTCGCGAGCGGTAGGTGAGGTCCTTCTTCGGCTTCGCGGACGCCCCTCCAAGAATTGCGTCAATCTGGGGGCGCAGCAACGGACGTTGCAATGTTTTGCCGACAAAGTCGGTGATCATCGCCTCACCGGCCTGATAGTCAGCTAGCGCCTCCTCCCACAGCGGACGAACCCGCGAGTACCCCTCTTTCTTAAACCCGCCGCTGACAACCTCCCACACCACCGCTCCGAAACTTTTCGCAGCGCGAATCGACTGAGAAAATTTTCCAGCAAGCAACCCGACATGGTCCTTGACCGACACCAGCCAATCGAGCAGACTGGCCAATTGCGGCATCACGTCGATGACCAGTCCTTTGGCCCACGCGCCGCCGGCGGCGTTGACGCGATTCCACGCTTTTTCCAGCGTTTCGGCGGCGGCCGCCTGCTCTTTGGTCAGTTTGCCGTTGGTGATCGACTCCTCGGAAAGGTCCTTGAGCAGCGGCAGCAGCTTGGCGCCTTGCTTGCCGAGCAGATCCTGCGCGATCGCGGTTTTCCCGGCGCCATCCTCGTATTGCGCGAGCGCGTCGGCGATCTGCTTGAAGGAGACCGCGGTATCCTGGCCGCGCAGCGCCTCGGCGCTCAGCCCGATCGCGGCCAGCGCGTGACCGGCGCCTTTCGCCTCATCGTCGGCGCCGGCGAGCGCTTTCGCCAGGCGGATCAGTCCGGTCTCGACCGTCTCCATGTCGGCGCCACTGATCCTGGCAACTCGCGACAGTGCCGACAGGTGCTCGACCGAGGCGCCGGTTTTTTCGGACAAGTCGTCCATGCCGGCGGCCCAACTGATCGTATCGCCGATCAGGCTTTTGATCGCGGCGCCGCCGGCGAAGGCGGCGAGGCTCGTCGCCAGGCCGGTAAACCCTGGCACATTGGCGACGGCCTGCGACAGCGTCTGCACGCCCTTGGTCGCCGAGGCGATCGCGGCCTGCGTATTGTCGACCGCCGAGATGACGACTTTTACCGGATCAACCATGGCGCACCTCGTCGAGCGCCGCGCCTTCCATGACGCGCAGCGCCTCGAAAATATCGGGTTGATCGGCCGCCTGGATGCCGCGCAACGCGAGCACCACCGGCAGCGCCTCGTAGCGCAGGCCGACGATGCCGCCCATGCCAGCGTAGTGCCACTGCGTCAACATGGCGCAGAAAACGTCGACCGCCGGCATGTTTTCCGGCCAGACGAGCAGATCGTCGGGCGGCCGCACGGCAGAGACCGCGATGCCGAACGCTGCCAGCGCTTCCGGGTCGCAGCGGCGTCCGGTGTCACCGCGGACTATTCGCCGTGCGGCCGCAGCGAGTTTTTTACCCGGCTCTCCTGTAGCGCCTGGACGTAGCCGTAGAGCAGTTCGCCCGGACGCGTGGCCTGCGCCAGCAGGAAAGTACGCAGCGCAGACTTCGAGAAAGTCGCGTCGTCGCCATTTTCGTCGACGATGCCGGACACCCAGCGCACAACGATTTCTGACAAAGCCTCGTCGACCGGCGTCTCGCCCATTGTCTGCAACCACCCCTGCAACGCAGCCGGAGACTTGTGGTGAAACTCCCAGATGCTCGCCTCCGGGGACTCCTGTCCGAGGACCGTAAACTCGACCCTGGCAATAAAGATCGGGTCGGGGAAAATTCTGATGGCCATCAGTGAATCACCAGTTTGAATTCGTCATTGCCGCTTGTCGGCAGGCCGCGCAGCGTGTAGGTCTGCAACAGCTTGCCACTGACATCTGCACGCTGCGGATTGATGAGTTGCGCCGACGGCAGGAAAAGCATCACCTTGTAGCCGGCGGTCGTGCCGTGCATCAGGCCGATCGATTGCGTTGTGTTGGCCTTGACGCCGGCCAGGAACGACACCTCCTGCGCCGCCGTCAGATCGAGCGTCAACGTTCCGGAAAGCGCGCGATCCGAGATGTCAACCGTCTCGCCGCCAAGCAGCGGCGTGAAGGCGACCGCGTTGCCGAGATCAAGCTCGATCCCTTGCGACGGATAGCCGGTGCCTCCGGTCAATGTCGGCGTCGCCGCGGTGTAGGTGCAGCCGAGCGTGATGTCGCCGGTATTGGCATCGGTGACCAGCGCCGGCGTCTTGTACGCCGTCAGCGTCGTCGCCGATGGCGTGGTCGCGGTCGCGCCACCGTCGATGCCCAGCAATGTGAACTCCATTTTCGGCCGGCCGGACACCGGCAGCGAAAACCGCACGTTGCCGCGGCAGCCTTTGGCGACGTACTTGACGCCGGCGCAAAAATAGTAGACGGTGACCGAGTCGGTGACCGGAGTCGCGAGATTGTACTCGGTGCGCACGCTCGCGGTGACCGTCTCGGACAGCCCACAGGCGCGCAACAGGTGACCGTACGCCGGCGCCGTACCGGCGCTGCCGGACCCGGCGAGCTCGACGGCGAACGACAGTGCCACGTAATTGCTGCCGACCAGCTGCTCGGATGCACCCATGTAGCCGCGGATCAAACTGCGGTCGACATTATCGGCGTTGACCGGTGTGATCGAGACGTCGCTGACCAGTACCGCGTTGGCGGCTTCCGTCGGTGCGCTGTCGACACCGTACGTCGACTCGATTTTGGAGAGGACGACGGTTTCGCGCAGATAACGGGCTGGCATGTCAGAGGACCCCGATCAGAGAGTCAGGCGCGTCTTGATTCGGGACGCGCCCATTCGGGTCTTCGCCAGGTTTTCTCGGCGCGAGCGGAACGGTGGGCGCGGGGGGCGTGGACATGGTAGTCTCTCAATAGGTACGGTACTGGATATCGATTCCGATCGTCGCCTGCGTCGAAGACGAGCGCTCAAAATCCCAGGCAACGGAACTTGTTGGCAACACCTGGACGTCTGGCCCGAGGCCGAGCGTCGCATCGACGTGCAACTGCCTGAGCACGTCGGCCAGCAGCGCATCACCTGCGGACTCGGCCTCGGCCTCCGAACTCAGATAGAGATCAACGTCAACGCTTAACACGTGATCCTGAACTCCGAGCACTTCGGCGGAGAGCACCTCTGATCTCGGGAGGACGACAATCGCCGGCAGCAGATCAAGATCGTAGCGGCGGCAGCGAAAGACGCGCCCTGGAACGACCGCATCCATCGACGCCTGCAGCGCGGAGAGGATGTCCACTCGAAGTGTCATGGCGCGATGTCTACAAAGGCAAGCCCGTCGCGATGACGAACAGCGGTGACGCGATAGTCGATGCCAGCGATGCGCAGCCGGTCGCGTGTCCGCAGCCCATCGACGTCGATCGATCGCGCCCTGAATACGTACGCGTCGCGGACGATCTGGCCGAAATCGACGTCGGTCGCGACACGCAGCGAACCGTCGATCAGGCGGCCATCGAACACCGCCTGCGCGTAAGACGGCAGATCCGGATCGACGAAGGCGGCGAGGTCGGCGGCGTCGAGCGGCATGGCGTCAAGCGATCGCGGCGCTGATCAGATAGCCGGCCGACGCCGATGTCAGTACCGGGATCGCCTCATCGGTCACCGGATAGATGTCTGACTTGGCATTTTTGTCTGGATAGCCCTGCTCGACGTAGGGCGCGCCGTCGAGGCGGTAGGTGTAGCCATACGTCGGCTCGCCGAGGTCGGCCTTGGTGCCAGGCACGGTATACGCGACGACGACGAACTTGCCCCAGACGTCGGTCAGCGTGCCGGCGGCGTCAAGGTAGACGGCCTTGCCGACGACGACCCTCTCGACGCCCCACAGACTGGCCAGCAGATCTTCGGTGACGACGTCGCGCCCGGTGTATTTGACACGATCGATGATCGCCGGATGCTGACGCAGTTTGGCCATCACCGACGCCGAGACGACGACGGTGTTGGCGTATTTGCCGATCTGTGAGCGGATCGCGTCCTTGGCGGTCTCGATGTCTTTCGACGGACTCGAGGTGCCGCTGTAGTCAGACCACTGCGCGGTTCCGGAGAGCGTGACCTTGTTCGACGCCGCGTAGCTGCCAGCGGTAGTCGAGATGTCGGCCTGCGCTTTTTCGAGACGCAATCCGATGACGTTTTGCACTTTGCGCACGGCTGCCGCGCCGAGTTGCACGCCGGCAACCACCGACGCCTCATGCTGCAACTCCCATGGAACAACCGCTTCGAGCGCATGCTGTTCGAGCGTGTATGACCCCGAGCTGTAGCCGAACTGCACGCGCGCAGTATTGGCTCCTGGCGCGCGTGCAGTCGTAAACAACCGGAAGTCGTCATTGGTGAAGGAGATGATTTTTCCGCCACGCTGCTGCACCGGCACGGACGGGAAAATCGCGTCACCAACAAAATCCTGATTTGAGTAGCCGAGCGCGATTTCGGTGAGAATCGGGTCGACGACTCGGGCCTGGGAAGGCGTCATTTGCGGCATGGCTTGTCCTTACGCGACGTTGGGAATGAGAAAAACCTCGACAAACTGCCCGCTTCCGGTTGACGCTTCCCTGGCCACCGCGAGTTTGGCGCCGGAGGTCGCCCAGACGATCGCGCGACCGCTGGCGTCGGATTTGATCGTCGCGCCGGCCGAGAACGAGCCTCCAGTTTCGACGATGGAAGTTCCGAGCGCTTCGACGGGGATTCGGTCTCCGGATACTCCGGCACTGCGCGCGACGCCGAGCGCGTTGGCGTCGGCGCCGGCCTGAGATCCGGCCGGGGTGACAAAGCGGTTCGCGGCGACCGTGCCGGTCAGCGTCTGCGTCAGCACCAACACGGCGATATTTTGCATGGACATGTCGTGATTCTCCTTCTGGCGATCAGGCGGCGACCGCCGCGATGGCGTCGAAATAACTGCAGCCGGGATGCGCGGCCTGGTGCGCCTTGGCCTTGGCGTGCAGGCGCTGGCGGGAGCCTGACGGCGTCTCGTCTACGTCGTCGCTTTCCTGTTGCGATGCAGTGGCGTGCGGAACCGGCGGCGCCGCCTTACCGCGAATTTTCTCGAGCATCGCGGCGCGCTGCGCCTTCTCGGCGGCGAGGATGCGCACCGCGGTCTGCGGACCGGTGGTCTTGCCATCGGAAACGCATTCGGCGACCAGGGCCTCATGGCCTGGCACGAGCTGCGCCTGGACTTCGAGCACGCGCGCCAGTTCGGCGCGTGCGCCCTCGGCAAGAGCTGCCTGATAGATCTGCGGATGATTGGCGCGCAGCGTGTCAAGCGTCAGCGCGGTGGTGTCGGTAGTCATGAGTCCTCCCGTTCGGCGGCCATCGAATGAGGCCAATAAAGTTTCCAAAGTTCCGATTTCGTCTGCCATGCCGACCGCGACGGCGTCGCTCGCGATTTTCACGGCGCCGCCACCAAACTTTTCGAGCACGTCCGCGGCATCAACGCCGCGGTAGGCGGCGACGTCGTCAACGAAAACCTGCGCCAGTTGATCGACCAGCGTCTGCAGTTGCGCGCGGCCGGCGTCGGTCGTCACGTCGGGCCGCTTGTGCGGCGACTGGCTGCTGACGATCTCGACCGGTCCGTCGTCGCGGCTGCGGTCGACCGACAGCACGGTGCCGATCGAGCCGACGACCGCCGACTTGGCCATGACGAGGCGATCGGCGGCGGCGGCGATCCAGTAGCCTGCCGAGCAGGCCGCGTTGTCGACGTAGGCGATGGTCGGTTTTTTCGCGATCCGGACTTGCTGCGCGAATTCGGCGATGCCGCTCGCCTGTCCGCCCGGCGTGTCGAGGACCAGTACCACGCGCGCCACCGCAGGATCGTCCTGCGCGGCGGCGAAGTCGCGCGCCAGCAGTTGCAGCGAGGTGGCGCCGCTGATCTCGGTCAGCAGGTTGGCGTAGCGCATGATCGGGCCGGTCACCGGCACAATCGCGGTATCGCCGCGCAGCGTCACCGCGCGCGTATTGCGCAGCGGCCGCCCGAGGCGCGCTTCGAGCGCATCAATGTCGATCGCCTCGCCGCGCGCGTGGCGGTCTACGATGTCATGCACCTGCATCATCGCAGCGCGCGTAATCGCCCAGGGCTGTGAGAGCAGGTCGATGAGATTCATGGCGTCATGATCGCCGATCAGGCCGTCCACAATACAGGGGTAAATCTGGACGATCCCGGCTCATGCGAAGCGGACGAATGGCCGCTGCGGGACGCGGCGAACAAAGGGGCGAACAATGACAACCCGGCATGAACGGCTGCGCGTCTGCAGCCGGGTCGCGTCAAGCTCGTCTGCAGCGGAGACGAGGCGCGCGTAACCGCCGCTGATGACGCCGCCGGTTGCGGCGAGCAGCACCTGCACGACGAGTGATCCGCTGCCAAGCGCCTGCGCTAGCCCGGCGGCACTCAGGCCGACCGTCGCTGTCAGCGTCGCCGAGCCGCCAGCGGCGGCTGAACCGGTCGCTGCGATCTCGCCCAAAGCGCCGCCGGAGAGCGTCGCCGACCCGCTGGCAATCGACGATCCGGCCGCCGACAGGGAGACCGAGACCGACAGGACTGCAGTCCCGCCGGCAACCACCGCCCCGAAAGCGGCGATCTCTCCCGGCGATCCGCCCGAGAGCGTCGCCGATCCGCCGCCGACAGCGCCTCCTGATGCGGCAAGCAGCACGTCGGCCGACAGGCCGGCGGCACCAGCGGCCGCGGCAAGACCGGAAGCCGCGATCGTCACCGTCGCCGTCAGTCCGGACGTACCGCTTGAGACCGACAGCCCAACCGCAGACAGCGGAACGCTGGCGACCAACGCCGCATCGCCGCCGGCGACAGAAACCCCGACCGCCGACAGGGCCACCGCGGCGCCGAGCGCCGCGGTGCCGGAGGAGACAACGCCACCCGACGCCTCCGCAGCGAGCGCGCCGCCAGCGGCCGCAATCTGCACCCACCCGGTGACACTGACGCGCGCCGATGCGGTCGCGTCGTCTCCCTGCAACCAGCCCCCAAAGGTTGCGCGCGCGAAGGCGGCCACGTCAAATCCTCAAGTAGGGGTCGACGTAGACGGTCTGACTGGGTTTGCCGACATACGCCCAGGCAAGCAGTTCACCCGCCTCGGCGGGGGTCAGACTGGCCCCGGAGTCGATTTTTCCTGACCACGGACTGTTTGACGCGCCAATGGTCCACGCGCCGGCGCCGGCCCCAGACGCCTGCCCGGCCGGAGTCCCCAGCAGCGTCATGCCGTCACCGTACAGTGTGCCTTTGACACTGCCTGACGCCGTTTTCGCCGAAGCGACGAGCCATACATCATTGTCATTCAACGCGCTCGCCGTACCGTCGTTGCGCAGGATTTCGACATACGGAGTGATGGCGCTCACACCCGTGTGATGCAGCGCAATCGGCGGCGAGTAAAACGGCGTAGCGGGTGAGCAGTTGGCCGTGGTCGTGATCTTCCACGAGAGCCCAATTGGCCCGGCCGTGTAGTAGGTCGCGGAATCGGTCACGATCGTGCCGAAGGCGTCGCTGTAGCGAAACGTCCCGTGGGTGTCGCCGCTGTCGCAGTCTATCGCGGCTGCGCGATAGGATGACTTGTTGGCCAGCGTTTGCGTGGCCAGCAGCACCCAGTTCGCCGGCATTTTGCAGCGCACAAAACGAAAATCCCCCGGCGACCGCGCCGAGTTGCCGACCAGAGGGTTGGTTCCGAGCGCGGAGAAGTCGCAATCCACCGCCAGCAGCGAAACTTGCGAAGCGGACGCCGCGACCTCGTTGAAGAAGGAGCCGGTCGGCGCGCCCGCGCAATCGGCGGTCACGTTGTAGAACTCGACTTGTCCGCCCAGTTGCAGTTTGCACCCGTTGTTTGACGATCGATCTACCTTGATCACCGTGTCTTGCAGCCGAGTGAACTGATTGGTCGAGCTTCCGATTGCGAGATCCGCGCTGACCGTCGTGGATGAGTACCACAGTCGGCAACCATCAAGCTCAAAATGCCCGCCGTCAGTCGTGTTGATGTTGATCTGCTGGCTTCCGTGTTCGCGCAGAGTCATCCCATGGATACGCATTGTTCTGGCTCCCGCCAGTGTGATGCTGTAAGCGGATGATGTATGCCCGATCCACCCGCCGGCCCCCATTTCTGCCAAGGCGTCACTGCTGTCTTTGTCAACACAAATGACACTGATGTTGGCCAGGAAGGTGTAGGTGGTATTTGCTGCCAGAGTTTCCTGGCTCGTTTTGTGCACCAGAATGACGTCGCCATTCGTGCTCGCCGCAGAAACCGCAGCCGCAAAAGTCTGGTAGGCATCCGTCCACGACGTCCCGTTATTCGCGCCGATGGCCTGCGCGTTGTAGCGATAAGTCGCCATTACAGATCCGCCTCCGCCAGCATTGCGACCCAGCGATCATGAGCCGGGGTAATCCGCGACGCGCGCAGCGTCGTCCACTGCCCAGCGGTCAGGCTCCGGCTGTAGGCTGTGTTAAAACTGCTCCTTGCCTGCGTATCGGTGATGTCTCCAGCAACCAGCCTTTCAGTTAGCCACCACATCAAACGACAAAACTCGGTTTTGTTCCCGGACTGGAAAGCCTGTCTGGCTTTCTTCCAGAAACGCGCAGCGAACTCGCCTGGCGATTGATGGTTGAGATTGAGCGCCACGTCACGCGCCTAGGATCGCCGCGGCCTCGGCGTCGGCCAGCAGATTGGCCTGATAGATCGCTCGCTGCGCGAGCAGCGCATCCCGATCAGCCACTCCGTCCCACAGGTAGGTGATAGTGTGGACTTTTCCTTCTGAATCGGTGTGCCGTTCAGTCGTCCAGCGACCTCCGCCCGACTGCGCCATGGGGTCAGTCACGTATGACGAGGAGACGATGGGCATGACTCAGTTGTCGATCTGGAATTGCAACTGCCCGGACGAAAACGACACCGTGAACCCGGCGCCAGAAACATTGAGAGACGAGATGAGGTTGATGCAGATCCAGCGGTTGCCTGACGAGCTGGCGTCCATCCAGCCGACCGACTGGATGGTCCCCCATGACGCGGTCGACGTGCTCCAGGTGATTGCGTTGTTGTTGCTCGACGTGCCGCCGGTTCCGCTCGAGGCCGTCGTCGATCCTGCCGACTGCGTGCCGGACCAACTGGCGAGCGCCGCGGTGACCGCCTGACGCGCATAGGCGGTGCCAGACGTCGACACTTCGGTTCCGGCTGCAGAGTCGGAACAGGAGTCCGTGAACAGGGCGATGTACCATGTCGCCGGCGTGCCGATCGCCTGCCCGCGCAGCAGGGCATCGATGGTTTTGTTCTCGCCGTAATCGGTGAGCGCCGTCGACAGCGCCGGCGCGGAGAAGAGCAGGGCTGCACAGAGGGAGAGCAGAGAGAGCAGGATGCGCATGGAAGGGGTCCTCAGACGGTGGTGATTTCGGGGAGAACAGAAAGCGTCGACACGGCCGAGCACAGCGCGTCGATGCCGCCGGAGACGCGCGTCAGCTCGACGTCGAAGCGATAGCTGCCGGCGGCGATCGCCGACGCTTGCGCGGCCGACAGTCGCAGCCAGATGGCGGCATTCGTAGCGTCGATCTCGAGCGTCGCCGCGGCGCTCGTCCACTCGGCGACGAGCGCGCCGGATACCGGTTCTCGAACCTGCATCGCGGCCGAGGCGTACAGTGACAGGTCGAGCGGACGGTAATAGACGAGATCGCCGCCGGCGGTGTAGGCGCGGAAGCCGCGCGCGCTGACGCCCGGAAAGTCGACGGTGTCGGCGTCGACCCTGCTGATGCGGCGCAGGTCCTGCTCGCGTACGCCGTCCCACGGGGCATTGAGCTCGCTCATGCCGACGGCGCCGACGATCGCCGCCCGCCAACCATCCGGCAGACCATGCGCGGTGGCGGTAACGCGCAGCGGCGCGGCGCGCGTCATGCCCGAGATGGCGGCAAAAACAAGGATGTCGGTCTCGATGCGGAGCGGGAGGTCGACGTTGGCGCCCTGCCGGATCTCGAGCGCGAGGTCAGGCAGCATGCTCATGTCTCATCCTCGCGCTCGGGGACGTCCTCGTCCGGCGTGGGTGCGCCCGGAGGACGCGGCGGAGCAGGAGGCCGATCGAGCCCGTCGGCCGAGCGCGCGCTCTGCTCGACGACGCGCTGGCGGTGCTTGATCCGCCAGTCTACCCCGTCGTGCAGGACGCTCTCTGCGGCGATCGTGCTGATCCCGGCCTCGATGCGCATCACCGCCGCCTCGACCGACTTGGTCGGGTCGATCGACCCCGGACCGTCGCCGACCCATACCGCCTGCGACCAGGCGTGCCGAAGCGCCGGATCGGCGAAGTAGCCGGGCGCGATCACGCGCCCGAGTGCTACCGCCTCGTCGAGCCAGGCGGCATAGACCGGCTGGCAGAGACCGGCCGCCAGCCAGTCGCGGCGGCAGCGGAAATGCCGCCAGGCGTCGAGCAGCGCGGCCTGCGCCGCCGAGTAGCTGGCCGTGAAGTGCTTGATCAGCACTTCGTGCGGCAACCCGATGCCGACGCCAATCTGACGCACGATGGCGAGGAAGAATGGATCGAAGCCGGCGCTCGGCCGACCCGGCGTCGGCGACTCGGCCGACTCGCCGGGCAGGAGGTTGATCGCCTTGGCGCCGGGTCCGATCGCGCCCTGCGGGATCGTCCGGTCCCACGTGGTGGCGCTGCTGAGGTAGGTCGCGCGCGCCGCGTCATCGAAAATTTCCGAGAACGCCTCGGGGTCCATGCGAATGAAAACCGCGAAGGTCGCCGCGGCAACCGCGGCGTCGAGCTCGGCGTCGGTGTAGCGCTTGAGTTGCTTGAGCGGCTCGATCACCGGCGCCAGAATCGGCACGCCGCGCACTTGTCCAGGACGCCGGCGCTCAAAAAGATGCAGCATCGAGCGCCGACCGTCGGCGGTGAACGCGGCGCGCTGGGTCCACTGGACCCGGCCGGCGCCGGCCGCCGTCGGATAGCCGGAGCAGACGTGATAGCGCAGCGGGGCGCCGGCGTCATCGAGCTCGACGCCAGCAGAAATGCGGGCGTTGTCCTGCACGCGACCGGGATTGCAGACGCGGTCGGCCTCGATCATCTGCAGCGCGAGGCGATACGGACTGCCCGGCCACGGCGCGTCGGCGAGGAGGACGAAAACATCTCCGGACTCAAGCGCCGACAGGAATGCGGTCGACTGCAGCCCGAAAAAGCTTTGCGTGCGCGTCAGGTCGCAGGCATCGCTCTCCGACCACTGCCGCCACTCGCGCAGCGTCGCGTCCGACCACGCCTGTGCCTGGTCGACGCTCAGCCCGAGCGCGGCGACGTCGGGTTGCGGCTGGCAGGAAAGCCCGGTGCCAACGACCGCGGTGGCTATCGTCGACAGCGCGCCACCGGCGAGCGGCGAAGTGCGCGCCAAGTCGCGCGAGCGCGCGCGCAGCGTCGGCAGCGCCGGGTTGATGTCGCTGCGCGCATCGGACGCCTGCGCCAGCCAGCCGGCAAGCGCGGGTTTTGTGGTGCTGGCCGAATCGTAGCCGCCGGAAACTCCAAGACAGGCAATCTGACGCCGTGCACGCAGCCGGCGCAGAGCCCACTGCGGCGCGACCGCGGAAATGGCGCGGTCGATCAGGCTGGCATCGCTGGCACTCATGCGTCGACCCTCACCAGCGTGCGCGCACGGACACGGCCGCGCGAGAGCGCAGAGATCTCGTTGACGCGCGCCGACCAAACGGAGACTCCCTGCTGCACCGCGCGCAGGTCGGCTCGCGTCAGCGTCTCGTCGCCGATCTGCACCGACTGACCGGCAAGGATTTTGCGCTCGGCGGCGAGGTAGGCGGCGAGTTGGGCTTTGGCTTCGTCAAGGGTGATGGCGGGCATTCGATGTCTCCAGTCCCGCGCATGGTAGGCAGGGACGGCGTCTAAATTACAGGGGGAAATCTGGACGAGCGCGGCGAGTGGGGCGGAGCGGCTTGCGCCGCACGGGAGACTCCGTGCATGATGGGCGCCCTATCTCCCCCCACGATCGCCATAGGAAGGAAACTCATGCGCCGGACCGCCTCACTGTTTTTGCTGGCCCTCGCGGCCTGCTCGGGACCTCGTGACACGCCCCTGCCGAAGGACCTGACCACGATGGAGACGATCAGGCCGGCGATGGAAAAACTCAGCCAAGAGGACCGCGAGTTGGCGATGGGCTACATTTTCCGCCATACGGTCGGCTCGGCGCTCGGCGCGGCCTTCGGCGTCAAGCCCGAGCCGATCCCCGACGGGATGACGCTCGGCAAGGCCATCGACGAGCAGCGCACGCTCGTCGACAAGAACAAAGCCGCCGAAGCGGCGAAGAAACTCGAAAAAGAAAAGGCCGCCGCGGCGCGCAAGGAGGCGGCCACGCAGATGGCCCAGGTGATGACGGTGCGGCTGGCCGGCATCCGGTTGCACAAGGCCAGCTATCGCGACTTCGACGTCGAGAACCAGATCCTCATCTCGATCGACCTCGAAAACAGAGGGAGCAAGCCCATCTCAGGGATGAAAGGCACCGCAACATTCAAAGACAAATTTGGCGACATCCTCTCTGAACTGCCGATCAAATTCGAGCAAGAGATCCCGGCCGGGAAAACGGCGACCCTCAAGCTCTCGAAGCGATTCAACCAGTTCGATCTCGAGGACAGGGCCCTGGCGAGCCTGGACGCCGCCACCGTCGACTTCTCGGTGGCGCCCGAGGTCATCCTGTTCGGCGACGGCACGAAATTCGAGGCGCTGAAAGCCAAATAGCAAGGCGCCAAAGCGGTTGCGAGTCAGGACGGGGCGGCCCAGCGAAGTTGGGACGCCAGGCGGTCTGTGCAGGCCTTGATGATGGCAGGGAGAGTGCTCAGCGGCACACCGCCAGGATCGGCGATCACCTTGGGAAAATCATCGGCGGCGATCACGAAGGCGGCCGCGGGGACCTCCCGCAGCAAAATGCGGCCGTGGTCGTCGAAGGTGAGCAGGAAGCGGGAGTGCACCAGGCGCGTGGCGAGGGGAGACAGCGACGGGTCGCCGCCGTCCCTGGCCGAGTCGAGGGAGTGCCCCTTGCTGTCGCGAGCGGTTAAGGAGAGTTCGCGCGGGAGGCGGATGCGCCGAGACGGCGGAGGCGGCGGCTGCAGGTGTTCCGTCCCGCCCGCGCCGGCCTTGTCGCGGGCTTCTTTTTCGAGCTTGATGAAGTAGCGCCGCACCTGGCGGCCGCGCTCGTTGTTCTCGACCATCGCCAGTTCCTTGGCCATGTCGAGCGTCAGGTGGTAGTCGGTGGCGGGGCGTCCGCGAGTTTTTCTGGAATTCCCGAAAAAGTCATCGCCTTCGGTGAAGCCGTACTTCTCGATGCGCTCCTTGATCCAGGTGGCGAAGTGGTCGCCGTTCTCAAGCGTGGCGTGAAGGTCGCGGGCGTTGCAGAGGGTGGTGCCGTTGTCGCCGGTGAAAACCGGGACGAGTGCGGTCGTGGTCATGACGTGCTCCTTGGCGAGAGATTGAAAACCTCGTGGAGCCGTCACTACACGGCGCCGCGAGGCGGCCGGGAGGTTAGTGACCGAGCCAAGTCGGTGGACTTCTTTCCCCTTGCGGGGTGTTGTATCCGTCGCCCTCCCGGCCAAAACGCTGGAGCCGGACGTAAAAAACCGCAAGACTGACGGGCGCGGTTGCCGCTTGGCTTGGAGTCACTACACTCCGTGCGCGCATTCTGCCGAGCCACACCATGCATGTCAAATCTTCCCTTCGTCATGGTCCAATGCCTGAGACAAAGCCCGTGACAAGCTGTTCTCGGCAAGCCTTCCTCCCCCCTTCATCGCCCGCCCGTCTCCTTGAGTCGCTTGTAGATCGTCGACCGCGAGATGCAATGGCGGGCGCAGATCTCGGACAGCGGAACGCCGGCGAGGTAGTCAGTGGCGATCGCCTGGTTGCCGGCACGGCGGTCGCCGTCGTGCTTGCCAACGTAAGCAGTGCCGCCGCCGTATTTACGCCGCACGCGGCGCTCTGCGGCGAGCGCCGCGGCGTCGTCGATCGCCACGCCGGCGGCCTCCCTCAGGTAGCGGATGGTGTCGTTGACGATATCGGCCATGGTCAGCGCGCCCACCCGGCGAGGGAAACTTTCCCGAAATGACCTTGACGGCCGGCGGCCAGCGGCGCCTCGTCGGGCTTGAGTTCGCCGGCGAGGCGGTGCGCGGCAAGGGCGAGGATGAAGCAGTCCAGCGCTTCGTTGCGCGGACGGACAGCAACCCACTCGGAAAACGCCCTCCCATTGCGCACACGCGTGCGCAATTCCTCGGCGGCGAGCTGGCGGAAGTACTCGTCATCAAAAGCTTCGGCCGCCGGAAAGTGAATGTAGCCCGGACCTGGCTCGGCCAGGCGCAGCCGTGCATAAAGCAGTGCTTTGCCCTGGTCGACGCCGAGCAGGTAAATCTGATGCGAGCGTTTGCGTTGCGCGCGCAGGCGCTGGCGCCGCTTGCGCTCATCTTCGATCAACGGCCTGCCGGAACCGGCCATCCCCTTCGACGGCCGCGCCCACTTGTGCCGATCGCAGAAATCGAGCACAAAAGAGGTGTTGTACCCTGAATCAATCAGCGCCGAGTGCACGCCGTATTCGGCCAGTGCCGAGGCCAACTCTTCCCACGCGTCACCGGAAGAAGTTTCGCCTTCGATGATCAGGTGATCGATAACCCAAGCCTCTTCTCCGGTCGAAAAGGCGATCAGCGTCGCTTCGAGGCGGTCTTTCTGCACGTCGACGCCGGCGACGAGGCGCAGCGGACGCACGCGGCTCAGCACGTCCTGTGGCGACCAGGACTCGACGCGCGCCATCAACTGCGTCGGGTCAGCGCCCTGACCTTTTTCGGTCCACACTTCCCCAAGCGAGGTGTTGATGAACGCTCGCAGTTTGGCGGTGTCGTTCTGCGCGTCTACCCACTTTTGAGCAAACTCGCGCCAGCTGATCCCCAAGCCGACCGGGGAGTAGAGCGCGTTGAGGTGATAGCCCCGGATGGACTTGACGTGCGGGCGCTCCGGAATCCAGACGCCCGCGGCAAGCAGACGCGGCTTGTCTCCTTCGCGTAGTTCGGCGCCGCATGCGATGCACAGGTACCACGCGTCGACGACGGTCTTGTGTTCACTCGCGGCGTCCGCCTCGGTCTCACAACGATACATGAGTTGCTCACGCACGAGCACCTGGTAGGCGCCGCAATGAGGACACGGCACGTGATAGCGTCGGCGATCGCTGCGTCGCCACGCGGCGTCGATGTGCGATTCGTGTTCGTTGGTCGGCGTCGAAATGAGAAACGTCTTCGCGCGCACCCCGAATGTCCGCTGCCGATTGGCAATCAGGTCGAGCGGCGACCCTTCGCGGCCGACGTCCCACGGGTAGGCGTCGATCTCGTCACAAATGACATAGGGCAGGTGATCGGAGCGCAAGGAGTCGGCCGAGTTGGCGCCGGCGCGCAGCAGTCTGGCGTGTGCGCCGTATTCGAGGATGTCCTGCCGATTGGTGCTCGAGCGCGACGCGCGACTGACGAGCGCGGACAATTGAGGATTTTCCGCGATCATCTTGGCAAGGCGCGGATTGAAGGATCTGTCCCGCAACTCGATCGTCGGCACCACGACAAGCAGGTCGCGATTGCCCAGGTGCGCCATGACGTAGTTGATCCAGTTGAACATGGCTTCGGTGCCGCCGACTCCGGCGCTCTTGATGAACGCGACCGTGCGCACCGGTGAATGCTCGGACAGGTCGTCCATGATGTCACGCAGATACGGCGTGCGGTCGGTGCGCCACTGGCCTGGCGCATTGGTTCCGCTCGTGATCCAGCGCGTCCGGTCGGCGTGCTGCGCCACGGTGAGCAGGTCGCGCGGCCGAGCGCCACGGCGGAAGGCAGCCCCGAGTTCGGGGAGCGCCGACGCGGCGGTCGCAGCGGAGGCGCCAATTTCCGACAGTACCTGGTTGACGGCGTCGGAGAGCAGGTAGTGCACGCGCGCCTCTTCGTGTTCGTCGCCGACGACATCCGCCAGACGTTGCGGAAGCCCGGCAAGCTTCGCAGCGATCATGGTCGAGACAGCCGACGACGCAACGGCAACGTCGACAGCAGAGCGAGTCGAACGCATAGCCTCATCGGCCTCGCGTCGAGCGTCGTCGGCAGTCAATCTGGCGCGCTCGACCTTGAGATCGAGCAGCTTCGGGGCCGCGCATACATCCATGGCTACGCCCCCGCTCGACCCACCGCGCGCAGCAGCGCAATCGCGTGACGCGCTTGCGTCTCGGCATCGTCGGCGTCGATACGCCCGCCGGCGCTGACCGAAGACACCAGGTCTACCGGCACGTAAAAGCGATCGCCGATCAATCCGGACGCGGCGTCGAATTCAACGGCTCCGATGGCGACGATGGCGGCATCGCGCGTTGTAGCCATGGTTTCGAGGTCGAGCATGATGTCCTGCATGAGAGGTCCTTTGCTTGAGAGAGATTACGGTCGCCGGCTGGCGGCCGCGGCGGCGAGCGCCACGCGAAAGTTCTGCGCGAAGCGCTCGTCGACGGTTTTTTGCGCGACACGGTCCATTTCAAAGCGGCGACGGTAACTCCCTGGGCGCACAAACATCAGCCAGGGCTGGATCGCCGACCCGGCCGCAGAGTCGATCCGTTGCCAGATGCCGGCGTGCAGACGCTTGCCCGTGGGAACGACGAAATAGCCGATGCGCTTTTCCCCTTTGCTTTTGCCTGCCTTTCGATGCACGCCAAGATTGCGGATCGATGAGAAGACGACGCCAAGCATCTCGGCCAACGCCGCGCGGCGAATGTTGCCGCGAGCATCGAGCGGGATGGCACGACCCGGAATGATCATCAGCCCGGGCGGGAGTATGCCTTTGCTGCGCAGCCGATCCTCGAGCAGTTTGTGCTTGCGCCGACCTCCAGTGAGCAGATGCCCGACGGCGGTACTGTACGGCGTGCCGCCGCCAGGACCATCGGTCCGCAGCTCGAGGCGCGCGGCGAGGTCGGTCTTGCGCGCCGCGACAACACGAAAGGCGCGCAAGGTGTAGGGCGTCGGGCCGCCCTGGACGTCTCGGCGCAGCGCTGCGCGCAGCGACTCGTGCGCTTGCTGCGCTGTCATCGTCAGCGCGCGCGCAGCGGCGAACGGGATTTGGTCGCCGTAGCCGGCCAACTGCGCGCGCAAGGTGTCGAGGCCACTGACGCGGACGGAGATTTTCACGCTGCGCTCTCCGGACGACTGGCGAGGAGCCCCATCTGGTCCGGATGCACGCCGCGACAGACCGGAAACGGCCCGCCGACATGCAGCCCATTCTCCTCGGCGCAGAAATCGGACCCGCCGCGCATCCCGTTACGGATGGCGCGATCGACCGCCTCGACGCCGAAGACGTCACGGCAGGCGTCGATGAACTCGGCGACGCGCGGCATGCGCGTGCGCAACGACCTGTTGCCGGCGGACATCAGCGGCCGATCAGGTGCTGGTGCACCTGTCCGCCAGGCACGGCGACCGATGTCTGCTGGCCATGCGCGGTCTGTTTGACTTGCGGCGCAGCCAGGCCGGCTTTTTCCAGGCCGTGCTCTGGCGGCACAAAGCGGCTGCTGCCGCCGACCACCTTGATGTGGTCGAGTTCGACCCGCGCCGAATTGACGATGACCTGCGCGGTATCGTTGATCACTTTGGCGATATCGACGTCGATTTTCCCGGAGCGCAGTTCGCGCAGCGTCCGGAAGAGTTCTTCCCGCAAAGCGGTGATGTCGTTGTTCATGCTGACTCCTTGACTTGGTTGAGCAGTTGTTTTTTCAGTTTGCCGATGGCCTGCAGCGCGCCTGCAATGGCCGGGCCGTAGTTGGTTACGGAATTGCGCCGCATCAAATCAGCGCGCGAGACGAGAGCGAGGTTGTCGAGTGCGAGGTGACGGCGGTCGCCGTCGATGAAGCACACCGCGAACCCTGGCGGCACAGGCCCATGCGCCTCCTCCCACAGCAGTTGATGCACGCCCCGCCAACGCAGGTGCCGCGGCCCGTCGTCTCTGATTTTGCGCCGGAGATACCCTTCGTCGTCGAGGCGCTCTGAGCCGACGGGCATCCAGTTTTTTTTCGCTGCTCCCATGCGCACACCGGCCTCGAACCGCTTTCCGTTTTGGTGTCCCGGCAATCCGCGCATCCCCTTGTTCCAGGGCACGATCGGCAGCGCACGACCGCGCCCGGCGGCCAGCGCCGCCTGGAGACGCGCAATGCGGACACGACGCAATTCGGCCAGCGCGGTCTCGCTTTTGCGAATGCCGAGCGCCCCCACTTTCTGCGCGACAGCCGTCCTCGTGACGCCGATCTGGCGCGCGACTTCGGCGGCCGGCGTGTCAGGGTACAGACGGCGCAGCAGGTCATGATCGGCGTCGGTCCATCGGTAACGGGGCCCGCGCGTCATGCGGCGCCCCGTGCCGCACTACGCAGGCGGCGCAGGCCGCGCGGCAGTTCGCGCCGGATCACGCGCTGCAAGTGCCGGACTTCGACGGCGATCTGCGCCAGCCTGGCTTCGCGCGTGGCGGCAAGGACGAGCGTCGGGGAGACGAGATCGACGAGGCGCTCGAGCCCGGCACGCAGGCTCTGACCCAGCGCGAGCGCCTCGATCTTGATTGCGTCGAGCGGGTAACGGCGGTGACTGCGCAAGGCCATGGCGAGGCGGGTGAGGTCGTTCTGCGCGGCGAGTTTGGCGGCGGTGTAGTAGGCAAGCGATCCAGGCTGTACGGCATGGCCAACCGCAATGGGATCCGCCCCAAACGAAACGGCCGGGTCCGAGGACGCGGACTCAAGGACGGATGTGGCGACTGACGGCGCAACCGGACGCGCGGCGGCATGCCGAGCCGCGACGTCAGGACGTGACCCGGCATGATTGCTGTGCCAGGCTTGCAGGCTGGCCTCAACGTCGAGACGCCCGTCGATAAGGGTCAGACGACCAGCCGCGATGGCGCGCGAAACCGTCGATTTATGGACGCCGAGACGGCGGGCGAAGTCAATCGGGCGCTCAAATGACCGGTTTTCCATTTTTTCTACTCTCTTTTTTATTTATATGAATATATATATAGGTATTAACGCGCGTAAACGCACGCATGAGCGTGCAAACGCACGCAGGCCCGCACGCCTGTAAGGCCCGTGCACGCTGGTAACGCACGCAGCGCACGCATGTATACGTGTACACGCGGGAATCGCACGCGCTTTTGCGCCTGCGGGCGTGACGTGTACACGTATCTCGCGCGCGCCTGCGTGTACACGGGGTGCGTGCGTTGCGTGCGAACCCAGGCACAGCAAAGGTTTGAAGCGTGCGGGCGCGCGTGCGAAGGGCGTGCGTTGCGTGCGCTAGTCATCCTCACCTCTCCCAAGAGACTCGCCAAACGCGAAAAAACAGTCGGTTGCCCACTGCGCCTCGGTTTTGTTTGGTCGCTTGCGATGCCCGGCCGATTCCGGATGAGCAAGCGCGCTCTCGGGCGGAATGACCATGCGAGTGCGCCTGGGAGAGCCGCCATAGTGCAGCGAATCAAAAACGTCCTTGAACTGAATGCCCCATCCGGGCTGCTTGCCAACGTGACCGGACAGCGCGTTCTGCGAGCGTGGCTTTTCGCCGCCGGCGCCGCACCAACGCACATAAGCGCGGTAGAGCTGCGCCGATGCGCAGGCACAAACGGGGTGCACCGTGTCCCGCGCGACCCAGTCGCGGAAGAAGCGCTCGATCGACCCGGCAGAAAGCTCCTGCACGGCCGCCTTTGCGGCGGTCATCGGCGGCTTGCTATGCTCGTCGAAGTCACCCAAATCAAGGTGCAACAGGTAGTCGTGCAGCGCTTCGACGCCGCCGCTAGCGATGCAAGCGGCGGTCTCTCGATAGTAGCGATCGGACATTGCCGACGGGGTCCAGATGACGAAATGACGTCGATCCGAGATTTCGATCGCGGCCGGATGCTGTTCGTTGGAAAGCCAGACGCCGTTGAAGTGGCTGCGCTCGACCCACGGCGCCAGGTGCTTGGGGTTGATGCGCAAGGTGTCGCCGGTGATCAGCGACTTGATCCTGTTCTTCAGGAAGTACAACTCGGCGCGCGCGACGACCTCGTCGAAGATGATGAAAAGCTTGCGTGACAGCCAGTCGTTGAACTGACTCTCGACGGCCGACTGATCCACTATGCCGGCATAGGGGCCAAAGATCTTTGCGTAGGCCTCGAAAAAAATGTTCTTTCCGGTACCCTGCATGCCGTGGAAGATGAGCGTCGATTTCATCTTCGCCCCCCGGTGCTGCACCGGATAGGCAAGCCAGCGCAGCGCGAAGTCGTAGGCCTGCGCGCAGTTGTCTTCGAGCGAACACATCCAGCGCAACAAGTCGAGCAGGATCTGGCAATCACCGCGCCTGGGCGTTGTTGGCCACCCACCCCACAGATTGCAGGTGACGGCAGGATCGGATTCGGTCGGATCAAATCCCACTTCGTCAAAGCGCGCCACTTTCCGATCTGGACGCAGCTTCCACTCTCGCGACGCGTGATCCGGCAACAAAGCCAGGACATCGTTTTTTTTGACCAGGACGTGGTCGACGCTGTCGAAGTACGCGCCATCGCCGCCGTACATCAAAACCCAGCGCTCGCACGCCTCGTCGAGTGTGTACAAGCCGCGCAGTGCAGCGCGCCGTCCGCCCCCGCTCCCCACTTCAGTTTCCGGCGCCCGCACTCGCGCCAACATCGCAAAGCCCCAGCCAGCCGCCGACAGAAAGGACTCGATCTGCCTTGACACCATCGAGAGGCCACCTGATGGGTGGACGTGCAGATCGTTGTAGTCGGTTGCGCCTTTATGAGTGAGCGGGCGCGCAACCGGGAATTCAGGTGTGGCGACAGCTCCGGCAACCGCCACCGCGGCAGCTTCAGCGCACGCGCGACCGGCGTTGCTCTTCTTGTGCGGCTGACCGCAGGAGACACATTCCGGCCCGTCAACCGTAGTCCATGAGCTACACTCGATGCAGGTCTGCAGATAGTCGTCGTCAGCACAGACGAGTAGCCGCAGCCCACGGTAGGCTTTGTGATAAGCCAAGGCGACCGGAAGCAGATTGTTGGCGTCGAAAGCCACGATCACCGGCAGACCGGTTGCCTCATGCAATGTGGCGCCGGTAGCAAATCCTTCGCACAACAACGCAACGCGTCCGGCAACCAAAGCCCCGATAACAAAAGCGCGACCCTTTTTGCCTAGCCCGGCCGGCAGGAAGTCCTTGTCGCGGCCTTTTCGCTTCCGCACCACCGGGTCATGATAGATGACCTGCAAGCCGTAAGTTGATCCTGTTGTGTCCTGTACCGGAATGACCAGGTTCAATGACGGAGACAGCCGCGCCCCATAAAGCCTTCCAGCCGGCAGTCCCTTGCGAAGCAAATATGCGCTTTCCCCCGCCGGCAGACATTGCCGCCACCAGGCGGCAGCCCGATCAGCGGCTCTCTGCTGCAACCGTCGAACCTCTGTCTCCGCTGACTTTCGATCAGCAGCTTGCCGCGCCTTTGCGGCGGCCATCTGATCAACACTCAGCGCTCTCAATTCAGCGCGATCAACAATGACGCGCTGAGTACCATGATCGCCGCCAGAGTTGACGCCGAAATGTCCAAGCACCAACTCACGCCCTGGCGACAGCAGCAGCGAATAGAGACGATACCAGCCCGGTTTATTGCGCCGCCCCTCAACGCGACACCGCACGATCACCGCCGTGTTGATCTGCACGCCACCATCGATCAGCAACCCACAATCCTTCAGTTGCCGCTCGACTGAATCCAGATTGACGTACATCAGG